ATGAGTACAGGTAGACCATTGAATAAAAATTATGATCCTGAATGTGATGCTTTAATGTTATATTATGCTGAAGAATATGATTATGATTATTCTTTGGAGTTAACTGATAATGTTATTGTTGATTTTGATAAAAATGGAATCCCTTGTGCTTTTGAGTTTTTAAATGCTTCTAAGTTATTTGGATTTGATAAAAGTAGTTTAATGAATATTAAAAAGATTAATATTACTATTAATGTTATTTCTAAGTTGATTGAGTTAAATACTTTAATTGTTGTGCTTGTTCATAATAAAGCAGTAAGTAATAGTTTACAGAAGAGTCATGTGAATAATGTTAATATTCCTGAGTTAAATCTTGCTTTTGTTTAAAAATAGATGATGGTTTTAGATGAAGTGGTAGTATTCTAGGAATACTTCATCTTCATCATTGAATCTTATAAATGCTCCTTGTTTGTCTTTAAATACTATTGTTGCGTTTTGTTTTTCGTTTCCCCATGTTTTGCCTGTATTGTTGTTTTTTAGGTCTGTGAATGTTATGGGTGTGTTGTTTATTGTGAATATTGGTTGTTCTTTTATGAATTCGTAGTTTTCGTTTACTGTTTTTGGTATTAGTTGTTCTAGTGTTTCGTTTAGTGATTTGCAGTTGTTTTGTATTTTTATTAATTGTATTTTTTCAGCTATTTCTTTTTTTATTCTTATGCTGGTGTAGTCAGTCATTTTTTATCATCTTCCTTTTTTAGGTTTTATAATATAAAAAAAATATGGAGGGGTTAGATTAATGGGTTTCAGTAGGTGAAACTTATTAAAATAACCAATCATTTTAATATATTATTGAATGTATTATATTTATAATTCCTATTATGAAAAAGATGATCCATAATATTTTTGTATTTTTTGCTTGTTTTAATATTAATACTGCTATAATTAATTGTATTAAAATTAATATTGTAAATATCATGTTTAATTTTCCTCCTTAATTTTAATTGTGTATAAACTTTTATATATTTGAAAGAAGTAATATGTCAAATGTAAGAGGGGATTTTATTCCCTCCTACTTGCCCATAGCATGATAATCCATGTTATGATTTGACACATCACTTCTAATATGTCTATGTTATCACCTCCATGTATTTCTATTATTATATTGTACTGCATACTATATAAATATTACTATTTTTTTAATTAAAAATATCAATATATTTTAATAACAAAAAAATATGGGGGGTTAGATTAATGTTTCGTAGATGAAACTTATTAAAATAACCAACCATATTATTAAACTTATCCAAGTATATTTTTGGTTTCTATTAATGTAGATTAGTATTGCTAATATGATTAATAATATTAGTATTATGATACTTGTTATTGTCATTTTGTTTTTCACCTCCTTTTTAAGAAAAATTTATATAAGAAGCAATAAAAAATATAATAATTGTAAGAGGGGGTTAACCTCTCACTTGTGTTTTTGTCTTTTGAGTATTTCTAGGATTATACTCAAAGACAATATTATGATTTTTATTGCCTCTGATTCTGACAACTTTTCACCTCCTTGTATTTCTATTATTATATTGTACTGCATAGTATATAAAGGTTTCTATTTTTTTAATTAAAAATATCAATATATTTTAATAACAAAAAAAGATAAAAAATATTCATTATAAAAATGAACAATAACCTAACAGTTCACAAAACTAATTAAACACCAAAATTTAGAACACATTGTGTTTCATTTTTTCATACTGAATAATGTTTAGTGTTTCATTATTTTCATTGAATATACTGTATTTTTAAGGTTTATTTTTTGAATAGAAACATTTATATTAACTTATAACATAAATATAAAAACAAGAATAAAAAAAACTTTTTTGAAGAGTAAAATTGTAGAGGTTATATAAATCATGGTGGAATTTAAATTAGTTGAAAAATTATTATATCAAAGTGAAGAAGGATCCGCTAATAATCGAGGCAGACCTGAAAAATGGTATAATCTTGATGCAATCATATCAATAGGATATAGAATAAACAGTAAAGAAGCAACACAGTTCCGTAAATGGTCTAATACTATTTTAAAGCAAAAAAAGAAACGGAATATTACACCAGATTTTCTAGCTGATACAGTAATAAAAATTTGATAAGACAGTTAAATACAAAATGTAAATTGTAATAAATGAGTATTGGGGCTATAAAATTGAATAATAAAAATGAAATTAAACTTTTTCAAAACCGTCAAATAAGAACCAAATGGGATTCAAAGATAGAAGATTACTATTTTTCAGTAATTGATGTTATAGCTGTACTTACAGAAAGTAAAAATCCTTCTCAATATTGGAGGACTTTAAAATCTCGTTTAAAAGAGGAAGGTGGGGAAAGTGTTACAAATTGTAACAGGTTGAAAATGCCTGCAGCTGATGGTAAATTAAGGTTAACAGATGTAGCAACTACTAAACAATTATTGAGAATTATTCAATCAGTACCTTCACCTAAAGCAGAACCGTTCAAACAATGGTTAGCACAATTAGGAAAAGAAAGACTTGATGAAATAGCAGATCCAGAACAAGCTATTGAAAGAGCAATAAATACTTATCGTAATAAAGGATACTCTGAGGAATGGATTAATCAAAGATTAAGAAGTATTGAAATAAGAAAAGATTTAACAAATGAGTGGAATAAAAGTGGAATTGATGAGGGTATTGAATATGCAATATTAACTAATGAAGTTAGTAAAGCATGGTCTGGAATGACTACTCGTGAATATAAAGATTATAAAAACCTTAAAAAAGAAAGTTTAAGAGATAATATGACTAATACAGAATTGGTTTTAAACATGTTAGCTGAGGTAGCTACTACTGAAATTAGTCGTAATGAAAATCCTAAAGGTTTAAATGAAAGTAAGTATGTTGCAAAACGCGGAGGGAATGTTGCAGGTAATGCAAGAAAAGATTTAGAAAGTCAATTGGGTAAAAAAGTTATTAGTAAACATAATTCTAATAATCCTGATTTATTGGATGATTAATTAATGAGTAATAAAATAGACTTAATAGTATGGAAATAAAATAGAAGAACAATTAAATGCAAAATAAGTAAATTATGTATAAAGTGTAGGTGGTCGTAGGAATGGCAGTTCCTCACACCTAACACTGGCTACAAAAAAATAAATACACAAACCGAAAGATGTGATTGAAATTTTAGTAACCAATTATAACTTTGATAATAAAAACTATTTAATATTTTCTACAAGGAAAATTTTTAAAAAAAGAGTATTAAGTGGTGATGGTTATAATTATTCTACTTTTTCAAGTTTTACTTCAGTATTCCCTTCAGAGTATTCTACCACCCAATTAATGTTATCTCCTATTTCTAAATTTAAAAATTGCATAACTTCTTTAGGAATAGTGGTTCTTGCAGATTTACTATTAGGTCTTGCTAGAGATACTTTTGTTGAATATTTAAATACCACTTTCATACCTCCTATATTTGGTGTTCATAGTATATTATATGACAAGTATTCTATATATAGATTTCCTATCAGTAGGTAGAAACATTTATATATTTCAAAGTTCAACTATTAATTAGCAAGTTGAAATTGAGAATGGCAGTTCTCAAAAATACTAACTTGGAAAAATCCGAAAGATGTGATAAAAATGGATAAGATTGAAGTTTTTGGGAGAGTTCTTTCCCAGGAAGAAATTGAACATGTATTTTTAAAAGCGAAAAAACTTCAGGCTCAAAACAGAGTCTATGAAGAAGAACTCCAAAAATTCAGGAGTGTGGGCGTATGAGTTGCAAATACAACAACTCAATGTACACTATAGAACCTGAAGAGGTTGATGTTTGCTTCGATGAATTTGAACAACTCCTCCTCAGTGAGGATTATGAGTCACAAGAAGAACTCAATCATAGATTAAACGAGGAATATTTCCAAGTCTATGAACTCAATAACGAGCAAATGTTGGAATTTGCTCGTGCAGGTGAACTAGCTTACGGGGGTAAATGAATGTTCACTCCTGAATTTTGGAAAAATGAAAACAAGATTGGTAATGCCTTATACAGGATCAACCAGTCACCTTACAAGGATTACTGTGAAATAGATGAACTGTTCGTATTTCTAGCACAGGAATATCCTGAACAAAGAGAATTGTTCGAAACATTATATGCTGAATATGCAGAGTATGTTGAAGAACAAACCAGATTAAGGGAATTGAAAGATTTCCTTAATACTCCTGGTATGAAAAAAGAAGTTAAGTATAAAGTGTTGGAGGCTCAATTATGAGTCTCTTCCATAAAACTCCAACTCCAGCTAGGCTTCATAAAAAAGTGTCCTGGAGAGAAAAATATGAAGTTGAAATAATCTTTGCAAAAGGAATAATTTTAATAATTTTATTATTCATTTTTGCATTCTGTATTGTGGGACAAATGGATCCCTATTATAATGGGTGTTTAGTATGATTACTTATGATCAGCAAAACAAGTTTTACAATCAGGCATTGGAAATTGTTGAAAAAATGGGCGGGCGTATTTCTGCTCATGGAAACTTACATGGTGTTTTCTTATCTGTAATTGTTTTTCATGATAGGGATTATGAGAAAACACGTGATATTATGAATACTTTACAGGAACTATGTGGTGGTGAAATCCAGTATCATGAATACTGGGTGTCAAAAGGTTTCATTCCACACTCTCAAGCATCTTTAGAAAATATTAGTGAATCTAAAGTGCTTGAAATAATTGGTGAGTTGCAGGATGATGAGTATTACAGTATTGATGATGAATACCATGATTTAGATGATGGGGGTATTATATGAGTGAAGTTCATGATTTAAGTCATAATATAGGTAGTATGAGTATTTATGAAAAATTAGCTAGGATACAGGAAGAAGTAATGAATACTTCATTTAGTAAGAGTGGGGAGAATAAGTTTCAGAAGTATGATTATTTTGAGTTGGAGGATCTTCTTCAAAAAATCATACCTTTAACTATTAAATATGAAACAACTATCATGTTTAGTTTTACTGAGCATGGTGTGTTAAAGTTAAAAGATTGGAATCCTGAGAAAGGTGAGGTTAGTATCAGGGTACCGTTCCCTGAACTTGAAGCAATTAACAGGGGTACTAATAAAATTCAGTCTACTGGAGCATACATTACTTATTTAAAGAGATATCTGTTGATGAACATGTTTCTTATTATGGAGAAGGATATTGTAGATTCAAACACTAATAATGCTGGTGTAAAAAAGGAAACTAATACATCTAAAAAAGAAGTTTCTGATAGTGATCCAGTGCAAAAAGTCAAAGATTATATTCATAAAAAAGATTCCAGTATTGAAATCACACCATTAATGGTTAATCAGAATCGTATGAAGATGGTGAAATCTGGTGATTTAACTAAAGATGAATCTAAAATAGTTTTCGAATGGTTTAAAAAACAGGAGAAGGAGGCTAAAGCATAACCTCCAATAATCCCGTTTGTGTAGAATTAGTTTTCGCACAATTTAAAGCATCAGGCAGTACTGGTAGTAATACTGTGAATTATGATGATGTGGATGGTTGGTGGTGTAGCTGTGAAGACTTTCACTACCGTAAACATGAGTGTAAACATATACGGGAAGCTAAAAGAAGGGTGAGAGTATGAATACTCAGGATAATTTTCCAGAAGTGGTTTCTGGCAGGATAACTACCCGGGCTAAAAAGTTAATGGATAAATATGGGTTAACTGTCAGGTTTTGTGTTGAACATTGTATTGATATGTATGTGAGCAAACAAAATCAACGTTTGCTTGAAAAAGACCAGTTGAAAGAAGAAATACGTTCTTTGAAATTAGATTTAATTGTTAAAGAAATGAGATTGGAAACAGTTGAAAAAGAATTAGGTGAGGCTGATGAGTGATAGGATTGCAGTTACTGTTATGGTGGATCCTGATGTGTGGAGAGAGTCAAAAAATAAATTGTCTGTGACTCGTAGTGATTTTATTAATGAACAGTTATGTATTGCTATTGATGCTGCTGATGATGAAGAAACTGTTTTAAGAAATGAGATAATAGATTTGCAAAATGAGATTAATGTTAAGGAATCTAGGTTGTGTAAATTAAGGGCTGAACGTTTGGAGAATGAGCGGAAAGAGTGTATGTTTGATGAGGTTATGGTTACTGTGGATAGGATTATTGATCGTAATGGTTTTATTGGGAAGGATCAGTTGAGGAATATTAGTAAGCAGCGTGATGTTGCTTATAATTCTTTGTTGAATCATGTCTTGGATTTGGGGTATGATGTGCAGAATTATGGTTTGGTGGTGAAATAATTGTTTTGTAAACATTTATGTTTACATTTCTACGAGGGTCTTGTAGGATTCCACATGTGTATACACATGTACACATGTATACACATGTAAATCAGAAACAATATTCGTTAAATTGTAAACATTCATGTTTACATTGTTATTATTATAAAAAAAGGTGATGTGTGTATGGTTGATGATTTGGTAATTTTGGCTCAGTTTGTGAAACTGGGAAGATTACGAAAAAAAGTATTCATGGAATTGGCACAAAAAGAAATTTCTCAAATATGTAAATTAGGAGAAAAGAAAGGGAAGTATTGTACAAGTTCAACTTATCATGCAGTGTATGATTTGATTGATAAAGGTTTAGTGGAGTATGTTGATCCAGATTGTAAAAGAAGAAAAGAGGTACGTTTAACTGATTTGGGTTATAATGTTTTTGAAAAATTAGATATTGTGTGTTGGTGAGGATATGGGTAAAGTAGTTTTTAATATTGTTGAAACTGATTATGATGTTAGTAAGGATGAGGAAAAGTATCAGAAATTCAGGAAAGATTATCTTGAGAATTTAAGTGTTGGTGTTTGTAGGTTGCAGGAGCAGTATGGTTTGACTAGTTATAGGAGAGAGAAATTTATAAATCGTATCAGGTGTGAGGATCATGTTAGGCGTCGTAGTAATGGTAGGTTTACTGTTTTAGAAAAGGTGGAATCATGAAGGATGTATGGCATGAGGTATTAAGAGATAAGCATGAGAGTTTTAAATGGAGTTTACTTATAGACACGGCAATTGAAACAGTGAGGATGTATAAGCAGGAGTATCTGTTAAGTAGGTATGGTGTAGCGGAACCATCTCAAAGACAACCAGTCAGGAATAAAAAGGAGATACAAAAATGAGTTGTAATGATATACTTGATGAATTAAAGAAGAAAGGAATCATATCTGCTGAAGGAGTAATTGATTCTTATCTGTTCTGTAAACATGTTGAAGAATTATTTGGAAAATCATACCTGAAAAAACATAATATAGTGTTGGATGATGATAAAAAAGAAGCAAAGATATGTAAAAAAGGAAGTTGATAAAAATGAAAACATTGAAGTTTAAACCGTATTTCTTTGAACCTTTAAGAAGTATGGAAAAAATGGCTACAATAATGAAATCTGATAAAGGATTGAAAAAAGGGGATATTGTAGAATGTGCAGTTAAAGGAAGCAGTTTTTGCCTGCATCGAATAGTGCGAAGAGTTGAAGAGGTAAGATTTAAAGATTTAAATGGGAGGCATGCTTGGTTTGAAGGTTATAAGCATGTTGATTTGTTGAAACATGAGTTAAGAGATATTTATCCTGATATATGTGATGATACTGTTTTGTTTCAGATTCTATTTGAAATACCAACAAGGGGATTAAATGATTTAAAATTAAGAAGGACGGGCAATAAAAATGAATAAGGAAGAAATTAATGAATTAACTGCTAAGATTGAGTCTTGTTGGGATGAGAATAATCCTGGTGATGTAAGAAGTTTTGATGAAAGGTTAAAACAGAAGTTAACTTCTGAGGAGTATGAGTTAATAACAAGTTGGAGGTAGATTTAATATGATTGATGAGACATTATTATTGTATGTTATTGGTGAAAGTGAAAAAGAGTTTAGAAAAAAATTATTAAGTATTCAAAAAGAATGTAATAATAGTTTAAGAGATATGGAGTATGAGGAAGTTATAATTAATAGTGTTAATATTCATACTTTGATGAATGTTATTCGTATTCTTAATCAGTTGATTGAAATGATTGAAGATGGTAAATTCAATACTTCTGAAAATATAGGTTCTTGTTGTGGTGGAGTATGTGGAAAACAATAACTTTAATCTATATGAAAGAGTATACATTAGTTTAAGTAGAACAGTCTCCAATTTTGAATGCATAAATGAAGAATTAAAACAGGAAACCATACATGAAGCATTAAAAAAATCACAAGTAATTAATGAATATGTGAAATATCAGGGTAAACTTTTACCTTTTCACATGTTTGTTTTTGAAGTGAAGAAAAACTTACTATCTAAAAATTTAGAAGGATGATTAATAATGTTATTGAAGAAAACATTAAATGATCCACAAACAAGATTCTACATCAGCAAATGCAAATACTGTGGCAGAGTATTTATTAAGTTTGAGAATAAAACAGGTTATTGCAGGGAAGCTTGCAGGACCTGGGCGGTACGTGAGCAGAAAGCAAAGTATCAACAAAAACGTAGGAAATTAATTAATGATGGGGAGTTAATTAGTAATGAGAATAATAAGTTAGGTACTAGTTATTTATCTAAACATCGGAACAGTAATTTTAATAAAGAGTTGGTTAGTATTCGTAGAGAAGCTAAACGTATAGGTGTGACTTTATGAATAAAAATATTATATGTGTTTTAATAAAATAAAAAATATAGATAAATTAAAAGAGTGAGAGTTGAATTATTTATGGATAATTTTAATAGATGTTTGTTAATTGTTTATCTTATTGTCTTTTTCAGTGTAATTTATTTCATGATTTTCCCTCCAAATCCTGTATTTGAACACACTTTTGTTCCTTTGGAGTTTTCTGATTTCAATTCAAGTATTACTTTGACACAGAAAACAGATCAATATGGGAATTTATTATCTGATAGCTATCATTATCATGTTTATGCTGATTTGAATGATAATTACACATGGGAAAATCAAACGGTCCATATTAAAGCTTATGATTCTAATTGGAATTATTTGGGGAATATTTCTAAAAATGTGTCTCTTAGTTCATTAGATTTTGGTGGTGATGGTTCTGATAGGAATTTTGAGTATAATTATTTTTCTAGTGAATTTGTTGATTATAAGTATGTTGTATTTGAGATTTATGATAATTCTACAAAATTATGTTATAATAAAACTGTAGAATTTGATTTGGATAATATAGAACACAGATCTAAAATTGATTATTATAGTGGGCTTGTTTGGTGATGTTTTATAAATGGGAAACAGCTTGGTTAATGATTTTGTATTTTTTAAGTTTACATTTTTTCTTATTTTTTATTTTTTTTCTATTTTTCCACTTTATATTATTGAAGAGGAATAAAAAAAATTTTTTCATAATTATATGTGGGAGGATATTATTGGATGCTAATACATTTTTTAAGAACATGAAACATGCAGAAATAGAGTGTCCTGTTTGTGAAAAACTGAAAAAAGATTGCAAAAAGGTTTACTATGATGAGTGGCATGATGAGTATGTTTGTAAAAAATGTGGATTAGTAATTAAAAAATAAATTAAGTAGAGTATTTATAAACTCCGGTTCATATTTTAATATATATTCGCCTTTAAATTATTAAATCTTATAATTTCTACATTCAAATAAAAAAAAATACATGTTTATTTAGCTTCAATAAATAATTTATCCAATATGAGATTATAAATTTTTTATTATCTCTCTATTAATCATTAGTAAAAAAATATTCAGTTTTTTTTGGGTTTCCTCCAAAATAAAGTGTTAATCATAATTGTGGTAAGAATTTTAAACACGTTTAATTAATATTCTTTCAGTTGAATTTATGGAAAAATAGTTTTATCTTCTTCAAAAAAAAGAGGCATGTATCTCAGTTTAGAATTAGTGTAAATCATGAAAAAGAAAAAAAATGATTGTAATAAAAAATAGGATAGGGATAAAAATTGGGATATTTTTTTTCGTTATTTTTTTTCTTTTTGATTTACATTTTATAATAAATGTTGGTAATAGCTTATTTTTTTTATTGTAACTTAGTAACCACTCAAAAGTTGAGGGTGCAATTCCCTCCACCAACAATCCAAATATGGGTGGATAGTATCAATCTGGTAATATGTATGGCTCCAGACCATAGGATGCAGGTTCAAATACCTGTTTCACCCATTCAATAATTTTTTTTTAGGAGATGAAAAAAATGACTTTTAATAACACAACATTGGCAATAGTCGGAATAATAATTATAGGAATTTTAAGTACATATATGGGGAATAATGAATTGGCAGCAGTAGCTTTAGGAGGAATTGTAGGTTGGATTTCAAGAAGTTATTCTAATTCTGGAGGGATAGTTAATGATCCAAGATGTTAGTCAAGTAATAGATTTGCATGATAAATATTGTAAGCAGGAATCTCGTATAAGTAAACTGGAAGCAAGTGATCAGTTTCAGAATAAGCAATTGGAAAAGTTAATTAAGAAGATGGATGAAAGTATTGCAATTCAAACAAGGCAGTTGGCTATTCAGGAAGAACAGGCTAATGAGGAGAATCAATTATTTACTATACGTAGTGGAGTGTTCATAGCATTTATTGGTGCGTTGATAGTGTTTTTGATTGATGGGTTTCAGTTTGTAGTTGTGAATTTTTTAAAATTAATATAATGTTTAATTTTTATGATAAAATTATAGTATTTTGTTCACTATGAAAATAAAAAACCCCGTGTTTTAAATTTTAGTGTTTAATAATTACTAGTTTTTATTATAACATTATTCAATTATAACCTATTTTTTCCTATTTTTCCACTTTATATTATTGAAGAGGGATACATATTAATTAAGAGAAAAACGAGTAAAATAATGTTTTTTTTATATTTTATTTCTTTTAAATAATAACAATTCTCACTATTATACATTTTTATACATAATATAAAAAAACATTCATAATCTCTTCTTAATATTCTCTCTTATTTTATAATAATTTTTACAAAATTTCATAAAAAAATTCTCCAAAAATATAAAATAAAAAAAAGTAGGAGGGAATATAAAATAACATGCCAACACCAAAACCATATGATAAAAAAATGAATCGAGAATCAGATAAAATATACCATAGATTTGAAGTACATAGAGACCAAGGTCCAACAAGATCATATAAAAAAACAGCAAAAATCCTAAACGATGAATTATCCCAAGTATCCCAAAACACATCTGACAATAAGATAACAGAAGATGCTTTAAGAAAAAATGCTCAAAAATGGTTCTGGAATGAAAGATGCAGTTTATACGATGCAGAAAAAATATACAAAGATGCATTAAACAATGATGAAGACTTCAAAAAAGTCAATAAAAAAATCATTAATGTTCTTAAACAAAGTATAGATTTCCTTGGGGAAAAATTAGAATCTCTTTTTAAAAATGAAGATAATTATGCAACAACAACACAAATAAGAGCAATATCAGATGCAATCTATATTTTAGATAATGTTAATAAAAACTACAGATTATGCACAGGTAGAAGTACTGATAACTCACAATTACAAGGAGATGTATCACATACTGTTAAAGCTACAGTTCATAAAGAAACCAAATCAGTTTTTGAAATAATACATGAATTCGATGAAGAATTAAGTGAGATAAATGCTAGTGGAAAAACTGGATCTAAAAAAGATACCTAACACACTTAAATTATTATATTACAAAACCATCATAGAAAACCCATATATTCCAGTAACTCCTTATCCAAAACAAGCCATACCCATAATCTTAGCAAACCTTGAAGAAACAGTTACTCCGGAAGGTGTTAAAAAACCAAATAGTACACTAGCTGGAGCTGGAGGATTTGGGGGTAAAAGTTATTTAGGTTCAATGTTAGCAGTACAATACTTACAAGAACCAGATTACACGTGTCTTGTTACAAGGAAAAATTATGCTGAATTATGTGATACAAATAGTATATGGGAAAACTTATTAAGTTGGTGTTGTAATTCCGAACTTGGAGAATTACAATGCGAATCTAAAAAATCACCAGTACCACAAATAATTGCACCAAACGGTAATACAATTTATTTTAAAGCTTTTGACCGTGCAGATAAAAAAGGTAAATTCAAATCTGCCAGTTATGACCGTATCATTAATGATGAAGCTAGTGAATTACCGAAAGGAATATTACAATTTCAATACCGTAGTGTGAGAAATACTTCAAAAATACCAAGGAGTATTATTAATCTTAGTAACCCTGGTGGAGAGTCAACAGAGTATCTTGTTAATAAATTTGTAGATGGGCCCCTACCATATGTTAGTTTAGATTGGAGGGACAATCCGCATATTGATAAAAATGCTTATGAAGGAAGTCTTGATGAATTAGATTATATTGATCAACAATACCAGAAATATGGTAATTGGCATTATAAACCATCACAGGGAGAATTAATTACTCGTGATGAATTAGAATCAAACCGTATACATTATGATGATTACAAAGAATACAGAGTATTATTTAATGTCATTGGAATAGATCTTGCAGGGTCTGGTAGGGATTCAACAGCAGCATATAGTTTATGTTTATTTGAAAATGGTAAAATGATTGTAACAGGTAAAGAATCCACACCATCACCTTATCCTGAAAATAAAATTGTTAATTTTGTAGATGAACAATCAAGCAAATATTACACTAACACTGTAGGTTTTGAAGGGGAACCTGGAGGAGATAAAATTTACAGTTTAAGACATTGGAAAAAAGAATTACAAGAGTTAAGTCGCAGTAGAGGAATACGTATCAAAATGATTCCTGCAAGTAAATCAAAGTTTAACCGTGCAAGACCTGTAGCTTTAGAAATTCGTAAAGGAAATTTATTATTTGATAATAGTTTAGATTTAGAAAATTTATTTGATCAGTTCATATATGTGCATCCTTCACCAGAAGTTATGAAATCGAAGAAAAGTCCTGATGAATTAGATGCTTTAGGTTATGCGTATAGTGAATTGGTAAGAATCAGTCGTACAGGAGTTACATTTAGATGAAAATTGAAAAAAACATTAATCCACAATTTAGTATGGCTAAAAATTTAGTTGATGATTATTTTGAGAAAGATACTGTTAAATTAGATTATACTAAAGGTTCAGGTTATCTTCAGCCTATTGTCAGTCCATATTTAACAAGTTATGTTGTTAAACGTAATGGGAGGTTAAATAAATGTACTAGTGTTCTTTCTCAAGATACAGTTTTACAAAATTATGTTTTTGATACAGAAGAAGATACTCAGGAATTAGAAGACTTCTGGAATAAGTATAATAAATATCAATTCTATTTAGCAACAAAGGAAAGATATCAGTATGGTTGGGGTTGTTGTGAAATATTAATTGAGGATAATTTGCCTAAAAGGTTAGCTCAGTTTCCGGCTAAAACTGCATGTATTAAAAAAGAAAATGAAGACTTGTATTATGCAGTTCAAAGAAATATTCAAGGAGCTGAAAAAAAATTAAGGTTAATGAATCGTTTAGATACTTATCCTGATGAAGATGAAAAGTTACCTATATGCTTATGGTTAGGTGGAGGGGCAACTCATGAATTCTATGATTTGCCGGCATGGTATCCTGATGTTGATAAGATATTGGCTAAAATAAATTTGGACATGTTAAATGGTGAGCAAATTAATAATGGAAATACATTAGATGGTGTTTTGTTAATTACTGGTCCTCCACAAAGACCTGATGATAAGGGTGTGTCTCCAGAAGAAAATTTAAGACAACAATTAAAAAATGCTGGAACGGGATCTATGGTTGCATATTTTGAAACTATTGATGATGAAGTTCCATTAAATGTTGATTATACAAAAATCAGTAATGATAATTGGAGTTATCTGGAAGCATTTAGTGAATCATGTGATAAAGCTTTAATGAGTGATTATAGTATTCCAAAAGTTCGTTTAATGATTGATGATGTTACAGAATCCATGAATAGTAACAAATCAGATACAATATGGGAAATTTATACTATTAGTTTGAATTATGAGCAATACAGTAATGAATTACTTATTGAAGAATTCAACAACTTATTTTTTGATATTGATTGTCCTGTTGAAATGGAAACTCCTATTTTTACTGATAAAGAGCAAATTAGTTTAGATAATATTAATAAGTTGTTCGATAAGGGTTTACTCACATTAGGTCAAGCTATTAGTGCTTTAAAACTTATTAAGAAAGATTTGGATTTGGATAAAGTGGATGTTAATGCACCATGTATGAATGAAAGATTTTATAATGGTAATCTGTTAGGTATTGAAGATAATTCTGAACCTTTAATGGACTGGTTAAAGGGCTTTGATTTAAAATGATACTTTTAAATAAAACAAAATTTGAAAAGAAGCGTTTTGTATTATTGAAAAATCGTAAAGATATTCTTCGTAACAAAAAAATTGCTAAAAAAGTTGAGGATTATTATAATTATCTTTTAGATAAAATTGTTCTTGAGGATTTGGAAGTTTATGAAGATGATTTGTATTTAACATTAGATCATATTAATTCAGTTCCTATAACTGAAGATTTCAGACAGTTAATTTATGATAATGATTTATTTTATCCGGATATTATTGAATTAAATGAAGAGAAAAATAAAGCTATTGAAGATATTACTTCTAAACAAGTTTCAGTATTTGTAAATAATTTTAATTATGTTAATAATCTTTTAGATACTCATGATTTGAATAAACAAGAGTATCAGGATAAATTAAAGGAATCTCCAAATATTGACCGTAGAGAATTATTGGACTTGAGTGTTGGGGGGATTAATTCTTCTTTATTAAAAGATTCTGTTACATTGAAGGGATCTGTTAAAGCAATGAGTGAAAATCAATACCGTGAAAATCAAATGCAAACTAGTTTTGAAAGCGCAGTTTTAAATAAGAATATTGTTTCAAAGATATGGGCGTCATCTGGATTGGATAATAGTAGACATGACGGTATGGATGGAAAAATATGCACATTATACGAACAGTTTGAAGTAATGAATGATTATACTGGAGAAGTTGATTATATGCTTTATCCTCATGATAGTAGTGGTAGTCCTGGAAATATTTGTAATTGTCAATGTGATGTTATTTATTCAGACGAACCACCATAACAAAGGATGAGGGGGAATTATTATGAGAGTTAAAGAAAAAACTGATGCAATATATGTGAGAGGAGTAGTTATTCCCTGCGGAATGGCAGATAATACTGGTGATGCTCCTCAATCAAAAGAAGATATTAAAAAAATATTTACAAACTACTTAACTCATGAAACAGATGTTCAGCATTCATGGGTTAAAAATTTTAATGTTTATAATCTGGAAAACACTATTACTGAAACTGAAACTGAAATTAATGGGCAAAAAGTACCGGCACATTCGTGGATAGCTTCAACAATGGTGGTTAATCCTGAAATCCAAGCAATGATAAGAGAAGGTAAGTTAAATGGGTATTCTCTTGGAGCAGTTGGAGAAGATGGACTAAATGAAAATGTTAACTTCCTTAATAAATCTTTAAGATATGATGAATTAAAAGATAAAGAAGATTTAAACCCAATTTTTATTTCATTAGTGGATAAGCCTGCAAATGGGTTTAAATGGGAAGTTTATGACTATAACTCTTTTTTAGCAAAAAGTGGTGATATTATGACAAATGAAATGAGTATACCTTCAAATGAAGAAGGAATGGTTTCTGAAGGTTTTGTTGAAAGAATAATCAATAAATTCTTTTTAGCAAAATCTGAAGAAGAGGCAAAAAAAGAAGATGAAAAAGCAGCATCTTCTAAAAAAGAAGATGAACTTGAAAAATCAGTTGATGAACCAGATATTTCTAATAAAGAATTATTAGAAAAATTACCTGAATTAGTTGCAACTGCAGTAATTGAAGGGATGAAAAAATTAGCTGAGGAATCATCTAAAAAAGATGATAACGCTGAAGAAAAGAAACTTGAAAAAAATGAAGAATCAACATCTTCTTCTAAAAAAGAAGATGAACTTGAAAAATCTGATGAAGAAGATGAAAAAGATAAACTTGAAAAATCTTTAGGAAACAGGAAAGCAGGACCTAAAAATACTTTAACAAAATCAACTAGTAAAATTCCTGCAAATAATACTTATAGGACATCTACTTTCCTTAACTCTGAAACCAGAGATAGATTTGGAAGGAATAAAAAATTCTTATAAAAATAATAATGAGAGGTTTTAAATATGGCAACAATATATGATCAAATTAAAAATCAAAAAAATTTCATGTTCAAATTTGATGATGCTCCATTTGATAGCGGAGTACTTAAACCAGGATGGGCGGAACCATCTTATGATAAATTTTTTACTCGTATGGTTGATGAACCGGTCTTGCTTAATCAATCAACAACTTTTCCAATGACTGCATTACAACATGATTTGGACATGTTAACTGCAGAAGTAGAATTGGATACTCAAAGAAATACTACTGGTGCATCAGCACCTTTAACAAGTACTGAAACAGAACCAGATAAAAATAGGAAACAGTTACTTGCACAACCTTTACAAGCAAAAACTGTTGTTACTGATAATTTTCTTGAAGAAAATATTGAAGGTGAAAACTTCATGGATTTATATATGGGATTATTGGCAGAAGCAATGGGGCCAGCATTCCAAAGATTTGGAATTTTCGCAGATACAAGTGTTTCAACTGTAAGTGGTGAAGGTACTGCTTATAAAACAACTGATGGTATTCTTAAACAATTAATTAACATCAGTACTGATTCTAATAATGAAGCTAATGGTTTAGCAAAACTCACTTACCAAAATGATGTGGGTACTGGAATACTTGATGCAATTATAAGATACATTGAACAAGATGGAAACTTGAAAAATGCAAGATGTGTTTTACCGCCTCAAATTTATGGAAGATTAATGTTAGAAATAGCTAATGACCGTAACACTGAACTTGGGGATGCCGTATTACAAACTGCAGACATGACTAAAATCATGGGTGTTGAAATTGTTCAGGATAATATTCTCCGTAACTGCCGTAATGGATATAATGAAATGAAATTTACTGACGGAGAATACAAAGGTAATGGAACTAAAAACACTAACATGGTATATGGTTTTGTAGGTCAACCTAACAATCTTGTATTTGGTATGATGCGTGATTTCACTGTTAAAAACCAATGGGATATAGATGTATTAGGATATAAGGTTGCATTACTTTGTAAAGGTGACTCAAAAATATTATGGGATCAAGATACTTTAGCTATTCCTTTTACTCTTAATAATTCTCCATAAGAAATAACAGAATTTTAATTAACAGGTGATGATAAAAATGGCTAAAGATTATTGGAGGGAATTACCTAGACGTGCAAAATTAAATCCACGTGAAAGATTTAATTTCCTCATGAACAAAATCGAAAATGGATCAACAACAAATTCATCTGAAGAAAAAGTAACTGAAGAAGGGAATAACTAAAAGAATTATATTCTTTCTTTTCTCCTCCCCACTTTTTTTTAGAAACATATTAATTCTAATTTTTTTCTTTTAAAAAGAAAAAAAAGAATGAAAAAATACTTTGTATGGGAGTAGTGATTATTTTTTATGGCATACAAATATTCAGAGACAATAGAAAAAAACATATTAGGATATCTTGAAGGTTGGAGTACTAATACACCAGAAAATAATAATGACACCTCTAACCCTTTTTTAAATGATGAAGAAATAAATGTATTAGACACTACTAAAACAATAACTTCATCTGAATTAAACTTATTCTGGGATAAAGCAGTATTACTTACAGAATCATATCTTCAAAGAAATCTTGATGAACTTGAAATTGATGTTTGCAATGATAATATTCAGAATGCTATAGAAATGTGGTGTGCTGGATTAATCTATCGTAAATATAATATTCGTGTTATTGATCAAACAGATGAAACCGATACCAAAGGTTATGGGGATGAATTAATTATTCAAGCAAAAACTACATTAAAACCATATAAGTACCGTAAACTTTGCTTCATATCATAATATGGCAAGAGGGTGTTTTTTTTGTCTGGAGATTTAGAGACAAGAATAAAAATTGAAATGAAAACAGACCAAATTGATAGTGCAATAAACTTATGCAAATCCAATTCATTATTTGGTGAAATTGGAGACATGATTTCTGAATTCAAAGAAAATGTAACTAATGCAGCACAGGAAGGATTGAGAGAAGCAGCAGAAGACAATCAGGATTTACAAACAATGTTTATAACCATTAATAAGAGTATTGTAAAGGGTGGTTTAATACAAAGCATTGTAGTTAATGAAGAATCTGAAACTAGTTTCACAATTGTTCCTGAAGCAGATTATGCAAACATTGTTGAAAACGGAAGAGGGGAAGTACATCCGGTTTCAGCTAGAGTTTTACACTGGGTTGATTATGGTGAAGATATATTTAGAATGTATAGTGGACCAGCACAACCAAAACCATTTGTAGAACCAGCATTTGAAAGAACTGATAATGGAAGAGCCGTGAAATTCATTGAAGAGGCGATAAGTAATGTATTATAAAAAAGGAGAATTTTTATCAACTGATAATAAAATATTAAAAATACTTCTTCAAGCTAAAAAAGAAGGAAATCCTTTATTAAAATATTTTGAAATTAAATATCCTGATAAAACACTTAATGAAGATAATAATACTATTCATGTGGCATGTGTAAGTGCTGAAAATCATAAACCTGGTTTGGAACATCAACAATTCAGAGATTTGGTTGAAATAGTAATCACTACTAAAAAATTAGAATATTCAAGAGCTATAAAAGTGATTAAAACAATTTCTTCAGAAATTATACGTTTAATTAAAAATGATGATTATCTCTCACAAAGATTAATAGTTAATAGTATTAGTCCAGTTCATTCAACTGACACTTACACTTTGAAAAAAGGACATATACTGTTACAATTTATCACAGGTCCAGTTCAATTTAATGAACCTGATGAAGAGACAATTAATTGTGTTCATAAAATTTTAACAAACAATATTGAGGTAAAATGATGGTTGATAAAAAATTCAGTGTTGAAAAAGAAATAGATAATTTAAAAATAACTAATATTCTTAAATCAGCATTAAAAAGATATATACAGAAAAATAAGATTCAAATCAAATCTAAAACAGAATTGGATAAAATTTTAAAAGAATTATTAGAAACATCAGTAGAGGTGAATTAAGATGGGAGTAATACCTGAAGTATCCATTAGACCATTTGCAACAAAAATGATAACACAACCAGGAATGGCAGGGGTAGTTGCATTAGTTGGAGCATTTGATAGTGATGAGAAAAAATTAGAATCTTTCAATAATCTTACTCAAGCACAGGAAGTATTTGGAAGTAATGATTCCGTAATGGGTTGTGCATCATTAAAACAAATATTCCGTCGTGACGGTGGAGCATCTTCAGTAATTTGTGCAAATATCACAACTAAAACTGGGGAAACTAAAGAAACCGAGATGACTGTTGAAAAGCTTAAATCAGCATTATCAAGTATTAAAGGAGAAAAATTTGACATATTATTTATAGCTGCAGAATTAACTGAAGAGGGTATGAATATTGTTAAAGATTTCTTAGATGAATCATATGATTTGCAAAAACCAGTGGGTACAATTTTACCATTAAACAGAGATACTGTTGCAAAAGAACAAACAACTGCAGAAATATTTAAAACTGGGGGATTATATGGTTTAATTGACCAACAGTTCACAGTTAAAAATAAACAATTGTCAATTGTAGAATCTGCAGCATATTACTGTGGAGTAGTTGCAGGTTTAAAAGTAGATCAATCAATGACTATGAGTGAACTTCCAGAAGTAACTAGCATAACTCCAGAATATGGTTTTAGTGAAAATGAAGATGGAGCTAATCTTGTATCTGCGGGAGTATCTGTAGCACGTTGTATGGATCGTGTAAATCAAAAATATGTTATAGTGAATAGTGAACAACCATCTGGTTTAGATTTGTATATTGAAAGAACAAAAGATTTTCTTATCCGTCAAATTGCATTAGAAGAATATCTTGGAGATAAGAATACTAGTAATAGTCTTACAGCTATAAGGTCAGCTATTGAAACTAAAAAACAATTATTCCTAAATACTCTTAAATTATTGGAAGACATTACTTATAATGTTGAAAAAGTATCAGATAAGTGTGTAAATGTATATTTGGATACTTTAAAATTTGCTGGTGTAATTACTAAAATTAATGTATATGTTACTGTGGAGGTAGTATAAGATGGCTGTGCAAAAAGAGATTTATATTGCTGGGAGAAGAATAGGTTTAGGAACTGGTGTTAAAGGTTCAGCAGAAATTAGCAGATCCACTACTCAAACTTTTGACGGTCCTAAAAATAGTGGTTTAGATAAAGTACCGCATACTTTAGAGATTAGTAAGCTTGTTTGTGATACGTTAGATGATTATATTGAATTAGATGCTCTTATGATGCGTATGCGTAATGAACCAGAAACAATTACAATTAGTGAAACAATTGTAAGTCCAGAAGGTGAAAGATTCACTGTTCTTAAACATTATATTAATTGTCTTGTTGATGGTGATGAATATGAAATGAGTGCTGAAGATATTACTGCTCTTACTTTAAAATTTGCATCTGAAGATATGACCCCTGAATATCCGGACAGATAAAAATAATTTTGTTAAACCTATCCTTTTTTTTAACTTTTTTTAAAATTTTCATATTTATTAATAATGGTGATTAAACAATGACTGAAGAATTATTAGACAATTTAACAGAAGACTTACAAGAAGAAACATTAGACCTTGAATCATTAATCCGTGATGGAGCAGATTACCGTAAAACAATCATAATAGAACTACCTAACGGTTCCAAAGGAGCATGTACAATCAGACCATTAACAAGTAATGAATGGAATCAATGTACTAACAAATACTTAAAATTAAAAGGCAGTATGGAATTATATGTTTGTGAAAAGGGATTGTTAAATAAAAAAGGTGAACCTTTCCCAAAAGAATTACTTGAAATTTTCCCTGCAGGAGTAATACAGGAAATATTCAAAGAAATACAATCAATTTCAGGTATTAAACGTAATAAAGAAGAAGAACAAGAATTAACAAGACAATTATTAGATTTTTAGAGTTAGGTACTGGTGACGGTGCCTACCTCACTGAATTATATATTGCAGGAGTGCAATTTTGGGATAAGTTAAGTAATGCAACTAAAATCCAAATGATGGCAGTTATTTGCATGAAACAACATTACTGGCAATGGAAAGAAAAACAAAAACCAGTAGTAGTAATATAAAAAAAAGAATAGGATGGTTAAAAAAATTATTAAATACCAAAATAGTAAGCTAAACATGCTCGTATCCATAATATTAAAAATAATAATCCCCCACCACCAAAAATTATGATCGAACTGATTGTATCATTTTTCGCTTCTTCTTTTGTGGATTTTCGCCCTTCAGTATAACATATTATTGTATCCATAAGAAATCACTCCAAATTTTATTGTTAATTAATTATTGTTATGTAGATTATATATTATTAATTTATCTATTTATAACCCTCCGGAGGTGAAAAAATAACATGCCAAAAGAAACAACTATACAAGTAAAACTCGATGTAGATAATGCCCCATTAGAACAATTACAAGACCAACTTAAAACTATAGAAAATACAGGAAGCACAGTTGGTGAAGGAATATCCGAATCATTAAAAGAAGTTTCAGATTCCGCAGAAGAAACATCAAATGATGTTATGGAAATGGTTCAGACATTAGAAGACGGAACACAGATAACGTACACAGGTGTAAGTCAATCTTTAGATGAAGCGGCATCATCAGCAGACAATGTATCAACAAGCATATGTATGATTGATGGATCTAACATTGATGAAGCAGCAACTAGTGCAGATACACTCTCAGGAGCACTTGGGGGAATTGATGGTTCAGGTTTGGATGATGCTGCAAGTAGTGCGGCAGGACTTAAAGATGAACTTGATGGAGCAGCAGAATCTGCCGGAGGATTAAGTGAAGAATCAAAAACCTTTAAAGAAAGTACAATGCAATGGGCTACTGTAAGTACTACTGTTGGTCAGATATCTCAAAAAGTAGGTTCACTTAATGGTTCATTTGTAGGATTAAATGAAACTGTAGGAATGGTATCCGCAAATACAGGATATTCTGCAAATCAAGTTCGTGAACTTGCATCAAGTTACACTACTGTTGGAACTAGTGCAAGTGATGCAGCAATATACTTACAAAGATTCCAAAATGCTGGATTGGAACCTTCAAGTGCGGGTATGGATCAAGCCATGGCGAATGCTCATAAATTACAAACAGCATTTCGTTTAACTGGTGCGGAAACAGATAGTCTTATGGGATCACTGAAAAGGGCAGGAATTGACGCTAACCAATTAGGTGAAAGTTTTAATGCTTTAGGATATATCAGTTCTGAAACTAATATAAGTATTGGTACTTTTCAATCTGTATTAACAACTTCCGGAGCTAATATGGAAAAATATGGTGTTAGTGTTGATGTTGCAGCTGTTGCTTTAAGTAAAATTAATGGTAGATATCGTACTGCACGTCAAGCAGGAAGTGCATTTAATAAAGCAGTTGAAGAATCTGGAGGGGATATTAGTAAACTTGAACAAGAATTAGGTTTAACTGCAGGTACTTTACAAAATGCAAGTGCTGAAACTTCAAAAGCATCAAGTACAGTTGATAATCTTAGCCAATCATATGAAGATGCACAAGGTCCAATTGGCCAATTAAATTCAGCATTAGATGCGTTTACAATGCAGATAAGTGGGGTTCTGGGACCAATATCTAATTTTTCAGCAACATTATCTAGTATATTTTCTGGAGCTGCAGATATCAGAGCAAGTATTGGTATGGCGAAAGATGCTTTTAGCTCCTTGAAAGATAAAATAAGTAATTTGAAAGAAGCGGGAAATGGTTCTATTTTTGCAGGAATTAACAGCAAATTTGATGGTTTACGTGCAAAACTGGATTCAGTTAAAGTTGCAGCAGGTAAGTTGAAAACAAAATTATCAACCATAGGTTCTGGAGGAAGTGGAGCATTAGCTACTTTCAAAGGAAAATTAAACACTCTAAAAACTGCATTAATGAGTGTTAAAACTAAAGCTATGGAATTGGGAACTAAATTATTGGATGTAGGTAAAAAAGCTTTAATTGCAGGAGCAAATGCATTAAAAAGTGTTGCTATGTGGGTGGCATCAGGTGTTGCTCAAGCAGGGGCAGCAATAAAAGCATGGTTACTTGCAGCAGCAGAATGGGCTGCAGCTTCACCAATTTTAATATTAATAATTGTGATTGGAGCATTAATAGCA